GGCATAGCCCGACGTGCTCGCGGGGGCTCGTGTGCCCGACGTGCTCGCGGGGGCGGCATAGCCCGACGTGCTCGCGGGGGCGGCATAGCCCGACGTGCTCGCGGGGGCTCGTGTGCCCGACGTGCTCGCGGGGGCGGCATAGCCCGACGTGCTCGCGGGGGCGGCATAGCCCGACGTGCTCGCGGGGGCTCGTGTGCCCGACGTGCTCGCGGGGGCGGCATAGCCCGACGTGCTCGCGGTACAGCCCGGGGCGGTGTACGCGGCATTGGCGGCTGCCATGTAGTGCGCGACCTTCCGTCGCGCCGCATCTTCGAGCGCCGGCGCATCGTCGGTCCACCACGCGGGTGTGCGCAGCTCGTCGATCTTGAACACCCATGTGTCCGGGTTCGATTGGAAGTTGTTGTCCTTGGGGGTGAGCTCCCAGCGGGCGTAGGTGTCCCCGAGCATGCCACCGGGGATCCCGTGGATATTGGCGATGCTGGTGTGCGAGTGGTCCCAGACCTTGGGGTCGGGGAGGTACACGGTGCCGTCGGACTTGGTGATGCCGGAGACCGCTCTGCACATCAGGCGGCCCCCCCTTCGGCGGGCGGGACGACGCGGCGCGCGGCCTTGTACGCCTCGACGTCGCCGCGGGGGATGCGGATGTGCCCGCCATCGGTCGCGAACGCGTTCGGGAAATCCCCCCGTTTCGCCATGCGGCGAATCGTCATTTCGTGGAGTCCCAGAATCTCGGCCACCTCGCCGGAGGTGAGGGATGCGTCAATCGCTTTGTGTTCAGTTTGCTCGCTCATGTTCGCATACTGTATCGGCGAGCATACGCGAGCACAATAGACGAAGTGCGTTTTTAACGACTTTTTTCATAACGCTGTGTGCGGAAAGTAGTTATTGATCTATTCTGTTCGCCTATGTCCTCTTCCCCCGGATTAGGTGATTATCCGACACCGGCTATCGGTAAAGCCGTGCGGCACTATCGCTTAGAACGCGGGTGGTCGATTCGGGAGTTGGCGACGAAGATGGGGTTGAGCAGTTCCACTGTGACCAACAAGGAACATGGGAACATCAGCATCAAGCCTCCCGAGCGCCGCAACGCGACCACGGCGAATCCCAACCGACTGACGCGACGCGGGTTATGCGTGATTCTTCGTGCGAAACGTGCGCCGTGCGGATGCCGGTCGGGTCCGATCGGGATACGAACAGTGGCGCCCCAGGCCAACCGTTGGCCCAGAAAGCGGACGTTGGTCAGCGGGAGGCGGTGATCTTCGATCTGGCGGCCGCTATGACGCGACCGGCTCGCGCGGCCGCTTCGCGGTGGTCGCGGATCGCGTCGTCGATCGCCTTGCGTTCGTCCGCCGACAACGACGCTCGGAACTTCGCGCGCTCGTGCATCGGCACCGAGGCGAGCGGATGCCGAGACTCGATCAGGTCTTTGACGGCGCCGAGCGTGAGACGTGACTTCGCGTTGGTCATGTCCTCGATCGCCAGTGCCGCCGCGGCCGGATCATTCCGCTTGATCGCCAGCCACAGATCGGCCCGCGCGTCCCGCTTCTGTGTCGCCTGTTCGCCGGTCCGTCCCGTCCCCGTGTTGTACCTCGACACGATCGCCGCCGCATCGGACTCTTGTTTCCCGCTCCAGTTGGCGTACGCCTTGGACGCGAAAGGCACATACGCCGTGGGCGCGCCGATCGCGCTTCCGGCCGTGTCTGCCAGCCGCGAGAAGCCGCGCAGCGCCAACGCCTCATACTTCTCCCGGCGGGTCGCGCTGCGTTCATCCATCGCTTTCAGGCCACGGAGCACGTCGGCGCCACCCTGGATCGCGTCGGTCGCCAGCGACGTAAGCGGGGTTTCCAGCGCTGCCGCGTCGCGCTGGGCCTTGCCCGTCGCCACAGGGATCAGGTTGTTGGCGACGTTGCCCACGCCAGGAATCAGCGACACCAGTTCCTGCCCGACCCGCGTCGCGCCGGATGTCGCGGCATCGTCGGTCTTCTCGCCCTTGGCCGCCGCCCAGAGAGCAGAGATTCCTCCCGATGCCAGCGCACCGGCGGCCAGCACCGCTGCTGTCCGTCCGAGCGTCCCGTTCATCGCCGCTTCCGCGATCATGGATTGCGCCTTGGCGGTGTCGCCGGTGAATGGCGTTAGCATCGCCACCAGCCCGCTCTCCCGCGCGTCCAGTTGCACGTCGTTCGCGTACTCGATCGTCGCCGTGTTGCTGACTCTCTCAAACGCCCGGGCCGCGTTGCGGGCCGCCCATCGCTTCCGACCTTCGGTCGAGTATTTTTCCGGCGCCGAGCGCAGGAAATGGTCGTAGGCCATCATCGCGGACGCACCGTCGAAGAAGTTCCCGATGCTCATGGCGTCGAGGAACGATTCCCACGATTGACCGACACCGCGCAACGCCTCCCCGGCCTCCCCGGGCCTGAGTGTCGCCATCGCCCCCACGGTCTCCGCCAGCCCCGCCAGCGTGCCCCGCAGACCGTCCTTCAGGTGCGCGGCCGCTGCGGGCCGGAGCCCACCCGCCGCGCCGCCGTGCGTTCCGTGCGTGAACGCCCCGAGCCCGCCGGCGTCGAATCGCTCACGCATCTCCGGCGAGTACGCACGCAACTCGCGGAATCGCTCCGGTGTCACGCCCGCCAGCGAGCGAAGCACGCTCGATGCCGGCAGCACGTCCATCAATCGCACCGCCCCACCGACAAGGTTGCGCGCCCATGTTGGGACCCACAACTGCGTCTTGCCACGCGCCCACAATCCGAGGACGGTTCGGAACGCAGAGTCCGACGGAGGCCGAGGCGCGTCGCCGCCGGACCACAGCGAGATCCGCCGCTCCATCCGCTCCACGAACGACTTCCCGAACATCGCCGTCAACTCGGGCACCGTGTCGGGGTGCAGGAAGACCCGGGTCAGGAGTTTCACCGTCTCGGCCTTCCCGATGGTCGTGGCGGCGGCGCGGGAACGCCCGACGATGTCGTGCGAGAAGTCCCCGATCAGGATCGGTGATTTCGACGGCCCCTCGCGTTCCTGCATGAACCCCGACTCTTCAAGCGAACGGATGAACGCCCGCCGCCAGGATTGTGGGGTTCCCCGTCCTTCGGTGAACGAACGATTCAGTTTGATTCCGAAGTACCCATCGGTCTTGTCGAGGTGGTACCCGCGCATCCGCTTGTTGACGTTGCTAAGCCGCTGAAAGTAAATTCGGTCGTAGAGCGCCTTGGACTCGTCGATGATTTTGCGGACGTTCTCGGGTAGCGCGTTAGCCACCCGATCGAAATCCGCCGGCGTCACACGGATGGGCTTCTCCGTTGCCGCGTCCCGAAACTGGATCTCCTGTCCCGATCGGATCCGGGCCCTGAACCCCTCGTCACCCCACGAGGCGTAGAGGTACGCCGCCTGATCCATTGTCAACTTCTTGAACGGTCCGAACGCGACATCGACTGTCTTCTGTGCGCCCTTGTTGAGCGTGCCGCCCCACTCCGCCAGCCAGTGCCCCAGGCTCGTGTATCCGTGCTTGGTCACGATTGACGACAGGCCGTCCTCGAACGTGTGCTGCATCGCCAGCGACCGCGACCGGGCGTCCAACATCTTCCCGAAGATCCGCCGTCCTGGCCCTCCCGGCTTCCCGCCATCCAGGGCCGTCATCATCGTCCGAAGGTTCGTCCGGCGGGCGATGGCTCGGCGCAGGAACCCACGATCCCGGGCGTTGGGAATATCACCGGCAGGTATCTCGCCTCGGCCCGCCACCCGTTCAGAAACTTCCTGCCGGATCGCCGACGCCTCGACCTCTTCGCCCTTCACTCGCACGCGATCCAGCGTCTTCTGTTCGTGCCGAACCCCGAGGATCGCGTTGATCGCATTCGATAGGTCGTCGCGCAACACCGCGATCTCGTCGGCGGTCGGTCCGGTCATCTTCACGGGCACGTCAGCGCCGGCCGCCCCACGCAACGCCTTTGCCGATCGCGGCGGGCCAAACTCTGACCGCAACCGCCGCTTGATCTGTTCTACCGTTCCCACGGCCCTGTGGAGTACGTCGCGCAATTCCGTATCGAGTTCGAGCGAATCCGTCTTCGACCCGATCGCTCGGTCGGCGGCTTGCAGACCTCGACGCATCTCCCGCGTCTCCATGTCACGACGCAGCCGTTCGACCAACTGCCCGACCCGATGCAGGGTCGTGGCATCGTTGGCGGCGCGGAGATACCGGCCGCGATCAGCCGGCGGTGCGTGCTCCTCGATCAGACGAACCGCCTCATCGCGCAGCGCTTTATCGCTTCCGGCCTTGGCGCGCTCGCCCGCACGCGCTGCATCCACCGTCCCCCGCTTCTCGATCGCGGCCATCGACGCCCCGCGTTTGCGGGCATCGGTGAGCTGATCGGCGAGCAATCGCAGTTCCCGGCGTCCCGTCTCGCGGTCCTCGCGTGCCTGCGCACGCCGTGCCCGCTCGGCGACCTTGACCGCTTCCATGACCGCCCTCTGAGACTCAACGGCTTTGCCCGCGGTAAACCCTTCTTTGAACCCGGCGTCCCCGGCTTTGGCGGCGGCCGTTTCGCCCCTCGCCTGCGCGCGTTCGACCTGGATGGCCATTCGGTCTCGTCCCGCCGTGATGGTCTGCGCGTCCGTCTCCACGCTGGTCCGCGTCCGGTCCGCGACGCTGCGCACCGCCCGGGTGACGGCCTGGAACGTGTCGGTGTCGAGCACGCCGTCTTTCACCGAGTCACGCAGCACCGCACCGGCGATGCCCGTGACGCGGCGCACGTCTCCCTCGCTGGCGTCCTTGCCCATCTGCTCGCGGACGTACTCGCGCAGGGCCTTGCCCGCCTTGATGCCGGCGGCGCCGGCGCGGGCGGCGTACTCGACCGCCAGCGATACCACGTCGTCGAAGAGGGTGGTTGCACCGGGACGCTGGCCGGGCTTGGACGACCGCTCGATCGCCCGCTTCTGACGCTCGGCCCTCTCTCGCTCGGCCAAGTCGAGGAGGCGTTGCTCGCGCGACTTGGGCTCCACCGGCCTTTCAACCTTGCTTGCATTCTCGGTCGGAGATTTCAACTTTGGGGCGGGAAGGTTGAAATCCGTCGCGGCCTTGGCGAGTTCGGGGTAGTCGGCGAGGACTTCGGGCGGGACGGGCTTACCTTCGGCGAGGGCTTCTTGCACCCGATCGGCGTGCCTACGCGACCAGTATCGTTCATAGTCCGAAATCTCGTTCTTTGATCGCAACGGAGAGTTTGCGTAGGACTTCACGGCCATGTCCCGCGCGTACTCGTCCCGCGTCATCTGCCACGGCTCTTTCGCCCCCGTCGCTGGCGTAGACTCAGCAGATGCCTCTGTCGCAGACGGATCAACGCGCCCGGTCGCTGGCCCGCTCGTGGCTTCGGAACGCGATGGTCCCGGAGCGACTGATCCAACAGCATCTCTGCCGGGTGTTCCCCGAGCGTTCAACGCCTCGACCAGCGCCCGCTTGCTGCCCTTCGCCCCGATCCCCCGCTCCGCCGCCGCCGCGCGCAGGTCCTTGATCGGGTCCGCCATCGTGAACACGCGGGCGGGGGTTGGGGTCTCTGTAACACCCGCCCCCGACGTGTCCGTCGGTGCGGGCGCGTTCTGTGTGCCTGGGGGTGGGCTCAGCAGCCCTTGCCGCCCTTGCCCTTCTTCTTGCTCGCCATTGGTTGGCTCCTGTGTTCGGGGTGATTCCGGCGGCACGCCCCGCGCCGGGTCGGGTGTGTCGTTCACCTGGGCAGCACGAGCCCGTGGGTCTGCCACATCTCCGGGCTTCTCGCCAGTCGGTGCCCCGTCGTCGCCCACCAACGCTTGTACGCGAGCATCCAACGCTGCTCCCGCGCCGGGCTCAGCCACGCGATCCGCCACTCCCCCGATTTCGTCGGCAAGACGTGGACCCGTCGCCCTTCCAGATACCACCGCCGATGAATTGGCTTCTCGTCCACGCTGAATCTCCCGTAACACGGACTCGGCCGGACCCGGCTCGATCGGTCGCGCCGGAACGTCCCGGCCCGCCACCCGATCCATCGGCGTCCCGCCGGGCACCCCGACCAACTGCGCGATGCTGTTCTCGACCGACTTCAGCGCCGCCCTGACGGCCTCCATCTGCTGCTGTTTGGCCGCGAACGCCCGCACGTCCTCAACCGTCCCGGCGGGCTGCGCACGGCGCACGGCTTCGGCGCCCTCCTGGAACGACAGGGGCGGCACCCGTGGCACGTCCGGCCGTACCGTCGTCAATGACTCAGGACCCACGCCCGCCCGCTGTGTGCCCGACGCTGGAGGGGGCGATCCTGCCGGTGTTCCGGCCGGATCTATGGCCGCCGATCCGGGTGTGGGTGCGGGAGGAACCGCCCTGGAACGAGCCAGCACCCGCGGCAGGTCCATCAGTGGACCGCCAACCGCCCCCATCGCCCCGCCCTCCAGGACGCCCGACGTGAGCGCCTGAACGCCCTGGGGGCTGTCCAGCGTGGCCCCGTGGGCCGCCGCCAGTGTCCCACCGATCGCCCCGCCGCCGACGGTGTGCCGCAACTCGGCCTCGACCATGCCCGCGACGCGCGGTCCGAACTTGGCCGCGACGGTCTCCAAGGCCGGCGCCGCCGCCGCCATCCCCATCTTGCCCATCGGACCGGCCACGATCATCGCCGCGAGCCCGGCCGGCTCCGCCATGCTCAAAGGCATCGCCGCGACGTTGGCCGCGAACGTCGCCAACGGGTGACTCTGGCCGATCTCCTCGGCGCTGACCGCCATCTGCTGCTGATCTTCGGGCGTCAGGCCGAGAGCTCCGTGGACGATCGACGCGGGTTCCGGCGGGAGATTGCTGCCCCGGGCAAAGTTGACGATCCGGTTCCATCCCTCCTCGGTGCCGACAAGGGCCTGGGTGGCCGCGTTGCCGAGTTGCTGCCGCGCGGTCTGCAACCACGTCTGCTCCGGCATGTGCACCGTGGGCGTCGGGTACGTCCCGAGCGGGCTGGTGGGCACGCCGACGGCGTTTGGCGTCAACTGAGGATCCGGGCCCTGGAACACGGGCGGCAGGCCGTACTGGTTCACTTCGTCCGCCGGGGCGGTCGGGCCCATCGTCGGCCGCCCGATCGGCCCCGAGAAGGCGTAGGGGTTGGCCCCGGGCAGGGGTTGGCCGTGGGCGTCCTCGTCGGGGGCGTCGTGGACGCCGAGGCGGTATTCCCCGTACAAGGGTGACGGGGTGACGGGGTTCAACCCGGCAGGGGTTGCCGGGTTGGCCTGCGCGCGAACGGCCCGGATCCGGTCCATCAGAGCCGTCGGCTTGGACAGCTCGGAGTTCCGCACGGCGCGAATGCGAGTCAGCAGGTCACTGGGCATCAGAAATATCCCCTGTTTCGGGTTCTGTGAGGTTGACAGATTGCCGTCGCCCTGCGCTGATGGTGTTCATGGACAGGCAGCGGATTGTGCTGGCGCTCGGGGTGTTCTTGGCGGTGCTGGGGTTTGGGGTAACGCGATGGGCCAAAGTTTGGGCTGCGGACGCATCGCGGTACAAGGCCGCGATCGCCGGGTACTCGCCACCCAAAGATGACCTCATGGCACGCATTCGATTTGTGCGAAATGCCGAGCCGCCCGAGTCAATCGGCTGGGACTTCGAGTCTCGAGTCTCCGCCGTTGGTTGGATCGTGTGCGCCATTGGATGCTCCGTCAGCGTGGGGTCTGGAGCGCTCGTTCTAGTTCCTCGTCGGTCGGCCGTCGTCCAAGCTGCTTCGTCAGAGTCGCATCCATCTGTCTGATTTGCTCGTCCGTAATGCCGTCGGCGGTCGGTCCTTCGTCGTGCGATCCACCCTGGCCCGTGGGTGCAGCGCCCGCCGCCCTGCGAACAGCGTCGGCGTAGGCACGGGCCGCCTTGGCGACGTCGGGACGGTTCGCGTCCGGGAACAACGGGTTGACATCCGCCTTCGCCGCGTCCAACTCTGCCTTCGCCACGATCACGTCCGGGTCGTTCTCGATCGACACCCTCAACCGATCGGACCGCCCGCTCATGTTGGCCGGTTCCTGGTTCGAGTACCCGCGTGCCCGTGACCGGACGAACGCCTCTGCGCTTTCCCGCGTCGCCTTGGGGTGCAAACGCATCACGTCCTGCACGTCCTGCTCGAACGTCGCCGGATTCAGACGACCAGCCTCCTTTTGTCGCCGCTCGTACTCCTGACGCACGCCGGCGCCCGCCACGTTCAACGCCGCGCCAGTCGTCGGGTCGATGCCCAACGTTTGCGCCGCCGCCGCCGCCTGCGCCGCCTTCGCCTGCTGGTCCATGATCTTGAACAACTCGTTCGACGCCGCCCCCGGACCGCTCGCCTCGGCCATCGCCTTCACGGCCTCACGTTGCCCCGCATCCTTGATCGCGTCGAGCGCCGCCCCCTGCCCGGCGAGCCACTTCATGGACTCGATCTTGGCCGCACGCCGCTCCATCGGCTCACGCGCCAACTGGGCCAGGTACTGGAACCCGTGCGGACTCCGCACCTTGTCCGCCAAGTCTGAGATCACGTTCAGCGTCGGATCGTCCGCCGCCGCGGCCATCTGCGGCACCGGCACGGCCACCCCGCCGGGCGCGTGCGCCACACCCTGCACGCCCACCATCTGCATCCCGCGCTGCTGGTCCACCATCGCCTTCAACGCGCCGGACATCGCCACCGCCTGGTCCTGCTCCAACTGCTTCGCCGCGGCCTCGATCGCCTGCTGCTGCCGGTCCAACTGGAACCGGGCCTGTTGCAACTGCATGTGCTGCTCGGCGTTCCGCTGCTGGAACTGGTCGTTGTGGAGCTGCCGCGACAACTCCGCGTCGAACTGGCGACGCTGCTCCTGATGGGCCAGCAACGCCAGCCCGATCTGAGCGCCGCGGGCCTGGAACTCGGCCGGACCCTGCGCGTACTGCGCCACCAACTGCGCGCCGAACTGGCTCATGTCACACACTCCCGCCGACGATGCGGACCCGCACCGCGACCGACGAAGCACCCGGGTTGTACGCCGTGCCCCGGATCAACTTGCCAGCAACGCTGCTGCCGCTCGTGTCCCGCGTCGGGTAGTTGCCCGTCAGCCCAACGTCCGTCGCCGCCGTCGGGTGGATCTTCGCGTCGGGGTCGTTGATCTTGAACTCGGTGTTGCACGACAACCGCACGCCGCGGGCCCGGGGGTACGTCCCGGTCGGAACGCCAGACCCGTCCACGCTGTCGTAGATCAGGCCCAGGTCGATGTTCCCCGTCGCACCAACGAGGTTCACGATCAGCACCGCCCAGTCCTTGGCGTCGGTGTAGTCCCACAGGACCGCCTGACCGGCCGCCGCGACGGTGATGATGCGGTCGATGAACCGATCGCCCGGCGCCGTGACCTCCTTGGTCGGCGTGGTGCGGTTCTCATCGACCGCCGGGAGCGAGACGCCGTCGGTCTCGCCCTCGACGTGGAAGTAACTGCGTGCTGTCGTCGTCATGGTGCCTCACTGCGTCGCCATTGACAGGAATGGAGAAAACTGGTTCTGCCCCGTGAGCGCGTTGAGCGAGTTGTTCACGCCGCCACCGCCGGGACCGTTGAACCCGCCGCCCATCGCGTACAGGCCGAGCATGGATCCGAACTGCCCGAGGCTGTTGCCCCACGCCGACATGCCCGCCGCGCCCGGGCTCAACTGCGGCACGAACCGCGTGGTGTCCTGCCCGAGGTACGGGTTGAACGCCGGGCCCGTCAACGTCTGCAACTCAAGATCCAACGGCTGACGGCGGAGCGAGTCGGTGTATTGGTTCATCGCCTGACGGCCCGACACGGCCTGCGCGTCGCCCGCCGCCCGATAGCCCATCATCTGGCTCGACCGCTGCCCGGCGCGCCCCGCGGCGTTGTCGTACAGACCCGCGAGCATCTGCGTCCGCGTGTCGCCGACGGCGTTCTTGGCCGACTGCGCACGCTCGAAGATACCCCGCGTGTTCTCGCCGATCGCCCGCGTGAGACTCGACCCGCCCAGACCGGCCGCCCGGGCTCGCCCCGACGCCGCCCGGTTGGCCTGCTCGATCGCCCGCTGCGCGTCGCGGTCGATCTCCGACATCCGCGCACCGCCGTACTGCCGCGTCTCCTGAATCGCCCGATCGTCCAACCCACCCAGCCGGCGGTCGTGCTCCGCAAGAAGAGACTGCAGCGCCGCGTTGCGCTTGTCCAGGTCCGACAGCACGGCCGATCCACGGCTCTCCGCGTCGCCCGCGAGCTGGCGGTACTGGTCCAGAATGCCGGGCCCGCCGCTGGAAAAGTCGGCCTCGTTGAAGAACCCCTTGGTCCCCTCGACCGCCGGAACGTCGATGGGCCTGCCGTTCGCCTGCTGCATCAGCCCCTGCTGCCCGAGCAGGTTCTGGATGCGCTGGATGTCCTCGCGGGGAACGCCGCCAGACCCGACGAGCTGGCCGTTCTGGATGCGGACGTTCCCCCCGTACTTGTCGAGGAGCGACTTGAGTTGCGCGTTGATCGCGCTCGGATCGCCGCCGCCGGGGTTGATCTGCTGCGCCGGTGTTCCGGGCGTGCCGAACAAACGCGCGTAGGCGTCTGGTCCGTAGTCGGACTTGAGCCGCGACGCGGCGTTGCCGCCGAACAGCATCTTGTATTGGCGGGCCTGCGCCTCGAGCGTGCGGTCGTCGTAGAGCTGCCGCGCCTCACGCGCCGCCTGATTGCTCGCGTCGGCCTGACTGCTCGCCGCCTTGCTGCCAAGCAGACCACCGAGAAGCGATGTCCCGCCGAGAATGCCTAGACCGAGTCCAAGTCCGCCCATTGGCCCGATTCCCGGGCCCGCGAGAACATCCCGCCCAAGTCTACGCCACCCACGACGCCGCGAACGACGCGATTTCGCCCAGACACAGCGCCTGCGCGTACCGAGTCCCCGCCCCTGTCACCGTCACCGGGAACGACGCCACCCCGTCCGCCCCGGTCTCCACCAACACCGTTTTGTCGGCTGTCAGCGTGTGAACGATCGTCCCCGCCGTCGCGCTCCCGAACGTCTGCGTCCCGCCCGGAGCGCCGAACTCTGACGTGGCGATCCACACCAGCACCAGATACCGGCCCGCCTGCGGGGCGTCCACACGGTCCACCACCCGCACCCGGCACGCCCGGGCGTCCGCCGACTCGTCCCCCAACGTCACGATCGCCCGCCGACGGTCGATGCCCAACAGCCGACCCACCGCCCGGAACTGGTCCCGAACGTCCCGTGGATCCGCCGGGTTCAGGATCGCCGCCAGCTCGCTCTGTCTCACGATGGGCATGTCGCACGCTCCCGGGGCCGATACCCGCCCCGCGCCGCCGAAATCGCTGTGTCAACGACGAACCGCTCGACATCCTCCCACCCGAGCATGAACAGAGCCTCGCATTCGGTGTTGCACTCGAACCCGAATCCTCGTTCTGGCTCGAAATGGCATCCGACGCACCGGCACGCGGACCGCTCGACCCGGATGCAGCGGACATCGGGACAGTGCCCGAACACGGTGGTCGGCACCGTCGGGCCCATGACCGCGACCGTCGGCACGCCGGCCGTCCCGGCCAGGTGCGCCCCGGCCGAATCATTCCCGGCGACCACCACGGACCGCCGGCACAACGCCGCGAGCGACCCCCACGACATCCCGTAGGCGTAGAACGGGAACATGTCCACGTTCTTCTTCTGCCCGTCCACCGCGACGACCAGATACCCGCGATTCTGCAAGGAATACGCGACCCGCAACCACTTGTGGACCGGCCATCCGCGCTGCCCATGCACCGCGTACGGGAACAGCACGACCATCGGGCGATCATCGTCCGCGAATGAAGCGTCGGCCGTGGCCTGATCCTTCTCGGCAATCACCATCGGCGGACGAATCGGCGTCGCCTGCGCCGGCAACCACCGCTGCCACAGCGTCGTCCTTGGCGGCCGAACCTCCCCGCGGATCCGCAGCTCGGCATGAAACAGGCTGTCGTCCCGGCTGGCGACGTGGACGGTCGCCGGCTCGTCCGTCAACTCCTGCCCGAGCAATTCGACCATCGAATCCCGGGGCGCAAAGCCCATGATGGACGTGTCCCCACGCTTGAACGCCATCGACCCGACGCCCGATCGCTTCCACCCCTCGGCGATCCACGCCATGACCACGGCGTCCCCGTACCCGCACTCGTCCAACGACACAACCGACCGGATCATGCGACACCACCCGTCCAGACGCCGCTGCCCCAGCTCGTGCTGCCCGATCCTGTGCCCGTGCCCGTCTTGATGCCTGTCCCCGTCCCCGTCCCGGTGCCGACGCCCGTTCCGGCCCCCGGCCCGGTGCCGACGCCCGGGTCGCCCGTCCCGGTCCCTGTGGACGACGCCGGCACCCGGCACGGCCCGCCCGGCGTTGGGCGTGGGTACAGCCCCCTGGGCGTCGAGGCGGGGCCGATCTCCGTCATGCCGATCAGCCGCTCGAGGCTGACAATCGTTCCGGCGGTCGCTGGCAGCGCCCGGACCACCAGCGCCCGGGCCCGCGCCACCCCGGGAGCCCATGCCGGCGATCGGTTCGTCACGCTCAGCGTCGGCCAGAGTTTCGTCCGCGTGCTGCTGGTGTAGACCCGCTCGGGCGTGTCCGCGCCGTACACGTCGAACTTCATGGCCGCGCTGCTCTCGCTCAGAATCGGGTGCAGGCTGTGCAACAGCGTGTCCCCGATCGGCGCCGCGTCCGCCATGAGTGACAGGTGACAGAACTGCTCGAAGGCGTCGGCGTCGTCGGTGGCAACCGAATCGTCGAACACGAGGATCCGACCGTCCCTCGTCCCCATGATGATGTCGCCGTCCCAGGCGATGCAGGCCGTGATGTCGTCCTCCGCCGACGGTGACGAGTCCGGCCAGAACCCGCCCCGGTTGGGCACATAGTCACCGGCCCTTTCGTCGTAGGCGATCTGATACGAGGGCCCGCCGCTCGTGACGCTGCTCACGAACAGGTGCAGCCAGTGCCGCTTGGGGTCGCGGGCCATGCTGACGATGTACGACGACACGTCCTCACGATCGAACTGGATGTACGAGCGCAGCACGTCCCGGTGCAGCGGCACGGGCAGCCCCGCGAGCGGGAGCACCATCAGCCCCTCGGGGGTGTGGAAGATGCTCAGGGTGTTGCCGTCGGCCCGGAGCGCGTCGCTCACGACGCCCGGTCCGATCGACACCCCCCCCGACGACGACAGGATCTCGGTGTTCTGATTGCCGAACTGCGGATCGCCGTAGAGGGCGCGTGACGAATTCGCGCACCCGATGAATAAGGCGTTGTTCGGCAGCGGCGTCAAAGCCCGGATCACGTCGTGCGCGGGCTCGACGCCCGCCCCGTACGCGCCCAGGTCCAGGCTGTTGATCTTCCAGTCGTTGGGATCATCGACGGCCGAAAAGTACAGTTGATCCTCGACGCCCAGCCAGATGCGGCCGTTGTGCGACGCGATCGCCGTCGCGGTCGTGGTCCCAACGTCGGTCGCGCCAGGGAGTTTGTTGGTCGGGTGCGTCGTGTCCGACCAGTTGTCCAGCGTGATCGACACCGGGTCAAACTTGTGGGCCATGCCGCCGCCGACGATGTAGACCACCCCATCCAGCTCGGCCATGCGGCACGGTCCGAGTGAGTCGCACACCTTGGTGGGAATCTCCGTGATGCTGGTCCGGTCGGCGATGAAATACAGCCGATCCCCGACCACGGCGCACAGGGCGTTGCGTCGTGTGCCCTCGCGCGGTTCGAGAACACAGTGCTCGACCGCCGTCACGACGGCGTTGTTGACATCCGTCACGACGCCGAACTGCCGGAACCTCGTGTAGAGCCCGTCGGTGATCTCGTAGGTCAACACCAGCGGGGCGACGCCCGACGTTCGAACCGTCAACGTGAGCCGCGTCGCCTCGATCCGCACTTCGAGTTGGAACGGCACGCCGGCGGAGATCCCGTGCGCCGTCGATCCCGCACTCGCCGCCGCGGCGGTCCCGAACGCAACGGATCGGATCTGCGCCTTGGTCGTGTCCGACGGGTCGATGCCCAATTCCCATCCGGTGTTCAGGTCGTCGTGGGACAGCACCCGGACCCGGATCTTGTCGGCGATGGTGTTGCACGACACGGTGATCCGGGCGTTGCCGGCGTGCTGGCCCGCGGCATACCCCTCCAGCGTCGCGCCGGTGTGCGTCAGCGTGCCCGACGTTTGGTCGATGCTCCACGCCACTCAGATCCGCCCTCCCCGCGGCGCACGCACGCGGAACTGTCGGCTGGTGGCGTCGGGAATGGCCGCCGCCGCCGCGAACCCGGCAGAGATGGACCGGGCCGCCAGCGTGCGATACCAGCGGCGCAGGTGGTGGTTCGGGTCGTTGACCGTGGCCGTCGTGTCCGAGTACGGGTACTGCGACACCACGAAACCCTGGTGGGCCTCCGGGAAGTCCCGGCACATCTCGGTCGTGCGCACGACCACCGCCCGCTTGTTGGTGGCCGAATAGTCCTCCATGCCGAGCCGCACGAACTCGAGCGTCGCGTTGTCTGGTTCCACCGGCGGGGACGGGAACAGTCGGAACCAACGGCGCGTCGCCGGCACGCTCGCCGCGTCGCACACCGCGTTCAGCGCCGCCACCAGCGCGATCAGGTTGTCCTTGACGCCCGCCCGAGTGTTGCTCGCCGCCGGGCTCGGGCCGATCGAGTTGGTCGAGTCGTTGCGGTCGTTGACCCCGCCGTGGATGTCGAAGACGACTTCGGCAGTCCCGTCGGCCGACGCGGCTGTCGCGTTGGCGTACCACGTCCCGACCGTGGCCGCCGCCCACGCCGCGGGAATCAGCCCGGCCGATTCGGCCATGCGCCGGAACCCGCGTCCGCCCTTGCCCACCAGCGCGTGCAGACCGTACCCGGTTGTCTGCGCAGCCTTCTCGATCCACTGGCACAGGTGCAGGAACTTTGCCGTCGTGTCGGCCCCGGCGCTGGCCGCCTGAGAGTCGAGCGGCGCGTACCGCGTGGCAGCGCTCACGGACACGGTGGCGGCCACCGCAGAGTCCGACGCAGGCTGCGAGTTGAGGTTGGTCGTGGCCGCCTCGGCATACCCCGCGCCGCCGTCATTGAACCGGGTCACGGCCGACTGCTTGGCGCGGTAGGCCGCGGCGGTCAGCGATGCGCCGTTGACGGTCATCAGCGACTTTGACGCCGCGTCCGACCAGTAGACGTAAAAGTTGGTGCGGACGTGCCCGGTCACGGTCGCCGTGATGCCGGCCGTGGACAGCGCCGTCTGCACCGTGGACGTGCTGGCGTCGTAGGCGATCGCCGCCGTCGTGCTGCTCCCGAACGACAACTTGAACGTCCCGCCCGTGCCGGTCGTCCAGACGTACCAGGTCGTGGCGCTGATACGCTCGCAATTCCAGTCCGACACGCCCGGCGTGATGGCCGCGGCGTTCAATAGCAATTCGCCGCTCACGGCCGTTGCCTCGGCCATTGTCACGAAGTACCCGCGACGCCGGTAACTGAACGGCGAGTAGACGTTGATCGTGCTCGACCCCCAGGCCGTCCGCAGAGCCGTCTGGAGATTCGCGGCCGACACGTCGTACGCCTGCGCCCCGGTGGTCCCGCCCGATCCGCCGACGACGGTCAGCGTGAACGTCCCGCCGGATGCGTCGATCGTCACCACCTGCGCCTCGTTGCCGTCAGCGCTCTTGCGGACGTTGGCCCGAGACGAGCCCGACGACGACGTGCCCCAATAGACATGATGGGCCGTCAGAGCGTCGGACGGCGACAGCGGGAGCGGCTGGTACACGTCCATCGTGGAGTCGAGGGCCAGATCCACCGACGGCTGACGGATCGTCAGGGCCGCGTGAACGGACGATCCAGCGATGTCGGCCAGGATCCCGAGCGGGAACCCCGTGCCGAGCGAGTATTCGACCAGCGCCACGGTCGGCGTGATCGCCGATCCAGAGCCCGGGGCCCGGACGGTCATCAGGTCGAGCGTCACCGGCGCCCAGGTCGCGCCGTAGAACTCCAGCGTGACGGGCGCCGTGCCGAGCGGTCCGCCGGTGCCTCGGACCAGGCCGCCGATCGCGGTCTGCACCGCTGACGCGATCGTGGACGCGCTGGCGTTGTGGGCGATGTCGGCCGTGTCCGTCGTGGCCGCCGTGTGCGTGCCCGCCGAGTCCGTGTACCCGTTGTGCCTGAGACGGAAGTTGCCGGCGGACCCCGTGTAGGTGATCGTCTGCCGAGAGAACGGGCGAATCGACGCGACCGACGCCCACGACGACGGCGCGGGCGACGAGATGAAGTCCTGCGACGGGTGGGTTGAGAACTGCTCGCCGGTGCCGAGCGACGAGTTGTTGGCGGTGGCGGCGCTGTCGCCGTGCTGGGCGAGCCCGGTGGACCACTTCGGGACGCCCGCGTCCTGCAACGCCGTCTGCGTGCCCTCCTCCCAGCCGAACCCGCGATGGTTGATTGTCGAGTCTCCGACCAGCAGGAACAGCGTCCGGCCTTTGGCGGCCCGCAATCGGCGGTGGACGGACGCGGCGACGGACGGCTTGTCGAACACGTCGAGGTACGATGGTGCCCACCCGGACCGCGGCGCAAAGACGAACCCGGTCGTCATGGAGTCCAGACACACCTGCACGGCCGCCGTGCCGGTGAGGCTGAAGGACAACCGAACGTGCGTGATGAGCCGGCCGTCGTCGATGCCGATGTCACCGGGCACGAACGAGCCAGTCAGCGTTGACGTGGTGCTGATGTCCGTGCCGGTCGGGCTCACGTCGATCGTGACCGGGTCGCTCAACGCCGTGAACGTGCCACCGGAATACACCCCGAACTCGACGATCAGCGTCGAGCCGGACGGCAGCACGTCCGTCGAGAAGCAGTCGATCTGATAGTCGATCGCTGTCAATTCGTACCGATCGTCGTCGATCCCGGTCATCGACGTATCGGCCTCGGCGACCAGGCCCTTGGTCGTGCCCGACTGAGAGTCGTATTCCGCCACCGTCGCGTTGAAATCGGCGACGCCGTCGAACGAGGTCTCGCTGACCCACGACGGGCCCGTTCCGGTCTGCGGCGCGGGCGACGCGGGGCAGGTGAACGCGACCGCGATCGAGCCCGGCATGGTCTGCGGCATGGTCATGTCAATTGCCCCCCTTGGGCAACCGCGCTTCCAAGAAGCCTTTGAGACCGGCGATCTCGCTGCGGATTGTCATGGTGGCCTCGGTCAATTGCTGGATCTGGGCCATGCGCTCATCGCGGTACTTGTCGGTGAGTGCCCGGAGATCCGAGTCGGTGCGTTGGAGCGATTCGATCGCGTGGTCGTGTTGGGTGATCCGGTAGTCGAGCAGGCGAAACCCGACGTACATGCCGATCGCACCGCCGACGACCGACACGACCATCGACGCGATGACCGACGCGACGACCGAGCGGAAGACTTCCCTGTTCGCGTCCGTCACACGCCCTCCCGTCCGCGTGCGGCGGCGATGGCGGACACCCCGTGCGGATCGGCGATGCGTGCCGACGCGACCTGAACGGCGGCATCAACCGCCGCCTGACCACCGTTGAGATGGAGGGCCTGGAGGAGCGACCGCAGCCCGTCGTCGTTGGCCTTAGCCTGGGTCCGCTTCGCCGCGCCGAACAAGAGGCCGCCAAGACCGAGCACGAGGCTCCCGGCCGTTGCCACGCCGGGGATGCCGCTGGACTGGGCCGCGCCGCCCGCGAGTTGTACCACGTCCGACAACAGGATCGACCGCGCCCGTGCCTCGTCGATCGCGGCCTGAGTGGACGCGGCGATGTCGTCGATCGCCTGACGCCGCCGGGTGTCCGACGCGAGGAAGTTCCGCTTGGCCACTTCGGCCGCTTCGGCGTACCGATCGGCGATGTCGTCGATGATGTCCGCGTGTGATGCGTCGGCACGCTTGGCTTCGCGTTCAGCCGACCGCTGTTTGGCCTTCAGCTCCCGGGCCAGTTCATCGGCGGCGGCCTTGGTTTCTTCTCTGTTCTCGCGGGCCAGCGCATCCAATTCAATCTGCGCTTGTTCGTGCGACACCTTCGGGACGGCCGCGACCACGCCGGCGTCCTTCTGCCGGAAGAGGGCCCGTGGGCTGTCCACCTTCGGCGACAGGTACTCGCACCCGCCCAACGCACCGACCATCGCCACTAGTCCGCAAGCCGTCAATCGTCTATACGTCATCGCGTACTCCTAAATGATGTCGCTGCAATAGACCAGCTGCCCGGACCTGTTCACGTCCACCGCGTACACTGACACATTCTGCCCAAGATCGAACGTGCTCAGCACAACACCCGTCGCCGCGTCGATCTTCCAACCGTGCGCGTTGGTGGCGGCCGACACGCCGTTGTCCCAATCGCTGTTGCGCTTCCCGAACGCCAGCAGGTTCCCGTCGTTGGGGTCGATGCGCAGACAGTGCTGGTAGATCGTCCCGCTTAGACGCAGCCGCCACAACAGGGCACCGTCCGAGTCGAACGCGAAGACGTTGTGACCGGCCGACGCCGATGTCTGGTTGCGCTTGCCGGCCGCGAACACCCGGTTCTGCGAGTCCACGATCAGGGCGTTCACGCTGAATTCGGGACCGCCGGGGCCTTCCGTCTGCGGGATGTCGTTGTAGTACGTCCCCCACGAGCCCGTGTACGCCGCCATGATGCTCTGGGTGTCCACCTCCCACACCAGTTGTCCGTTGGCCGAGAACTTGGCGATTGTGCTCGGCGCCACCGCGTCGCCCGGGGTGTGCGTCGATGGATTGAAGCCCCAGCCCCGGTTGGTCATGCCGACGACGAATGTGTCGTCAAGCGGCGACGTGGCAAACCCGTTGACCCGCGCCCCTCGCGGACGCCGAAACAGCTTCTCGCTGAGCCTGAGCCCCGTGTGGTTCTCGTACAACGGGTCGCCGGCGTCCAACTGGGTGCTGAACGTCCGCCGCTCGAACCGCGCATCCAGCAGTGTGTTCCGCCGGTACAGAAACACGCCGGCGCGGGCGAAGCGACCATGACCGTCCGTGTCCGGCCCAACGACCGGGCCCGAAATCGCCCGCGTGCCGTCGAAAGACACCAGCCACTGGTTCCGGTCCAACGTCCGCCGCCGGATCCCCTGAACCTCCTGGCTCCATCCGGTCAGATCGTGCCGCCACATATACACGCCGTCCGTGACGCGCACGACGTACATGTACGGGCCCGCGGCGATCAACAAATCGGTCCCGTCGGTCTGCATCTCGTTGGCGACAATGGATCGCCCAAGGTCCGTCGTGCTGCCCTGGAACGTCGAATTGGCGTCGCCGATGAACGTCTGCCACACCCGAGACCCGTCCTCGATGTTGTAGCAATGGACGCCCATGTAGAGCTGCGTCCCGCTGTTGATGAGCGTCCCGAAGAACACCCGTGGAAGCGTCGGGTGCCAGCAGCAGACGAACGAGCCGAGCACCGTGTGCCCGGCCGACCTCGTGCCCAGCTCGTTGATGCCGCCGATCAGGCCGCCGTCCGGCGCCACGATCCACACGGATCCGGCAATGGCCCCCAAACGTCGCTGCACCCACGTCGTGGGACGTGTGCATTGGGTCGCCGCATACTCGGACACGCCCGACGCCTGAGGCACGACGCAGAACGCCTTGACGGGGTTGCCGCCGCCGTACTGCCCCGGGAACAACCGGCTCTTGCCGGGTCGAGTGGACAGCATCGCGGCGCTGCCCGCGTTGCGGGAACGGAAATTCCTCACCGCCGCCGGCGGCGTGAACTGTTCCGGGAGATCGGCGAACGCGAACGTGTCCGCGATGCCGAGCTCCGGCCCCTTGATGTTGCGCGGGTTGGTCGGCATGGATCCACGGTCAGGTGCGCTTGGTCGGGTTGCGGGTGTTCGCGTGGTGGCCGGCCGCCAGCGTTGGCTTGATAAGTTCGATGTTCAGATCCGTGCCGACCGCGGCCGTCGGCGCCCAGGTGAACTCGACGCCCAGCAGGCCGTTGTCGGTGTTCAGCGTGGCGATCGACGCCTTCTGCGCCGTGCTCAGGGCCGCGGCGACGTCCCAGTAGACCTCGGTGAACCCGTTGAGCCCGGTGCTCGTGACGATGGTGGCCGTCGCCACATACGACGAGTTGTCGGACCGCTTCTTGGGCACAAGGCCGGTGAGAATGATCGGGGCTGTCACGCCAGGCACCGCGATCTTCGCCGTGCCCGTCAGGTTGACGGTGCCGGCCGCGCCGGTGCCGATGTTGACGGTCCGAATCTCGCCATGCACCCGCAATGTCGGGTTCTGCGTGCGGAACGTGGGCTCGACGGCCTTGGCGAACTTGAGTGTGTCGCCCGAGTCGGCCGTGGCGTCCCACCGGAACCCGCCGTAGGTGTTGGTGCCGGACCCGACCGACGCGACGCCGACGATGCCGGCCCCGGCAGCGGCAACGGTGGTGCCCGCCCCAAGCCGCATCTCGCCGTCCGTCAGGCCGTTGTACCGCGTGAATCCGATCGTCGGGAACGACGTGGAAATGGTGTTGTCCAGTGAGTTCGCGTTCGTCGTCATGTCGCCACTCCGTTCACAGTGCCCCCGACGGGGCGGTATTGGTCAAAGACATCGCCCACGGTCATCTGCAAGCCGAGCTTCTTGCTCTGCCCGATCGCACGACCGCGCGACCGTGCATCCTCGTCGATCAGTCTCGACAGCCACTCGGCACGTTCGGACGCGATGTCGGCCGCGTTCCCTGCGTCGGGGACGGCCCCCTTCTGCTGGAACGCGAACAGCCCGTAGACCACGACGGCCTCGGGGTAGGGGCACAGCTCAACGTCCGTCATCTCGACCAACGGGGCGAAGCGGCGGCGCACCTGCACCGTCACGACGAACGCCTCGCTGGGGTTGGGGTAGACCCACAGCACGCACCGCGGCAGACGCGACGACGGGTCGGAGTGCGGACGTTGGACGGCGGCCATCTCGGGCCAACCGGACCGATCGGGCAACTGGGCCCGGCGGCGTCGGACAAGGTTCACGTCGCACAGGTCGATGCGCGTGCCGCTGGTGCCGTCCTCGTCCTCGACGATCACGCTGGACCCGTCCTGCCCGGCGACGCTCGCGGGGAGCAAATACTGTCCGGGGTCGGAGTCCACGCAGTTCGCCGCGGTCCCGTCGTCGGACATCGTGACCCGCTCCACGTCGCGGAGCCAGTGCCAGTTGCCACCGCGTTCGGCGTACAGGGCCTCGCGCCCGTCGTTGATCGCTTCCTTCAGGCGATGCAGGCGAGCCGCGTCCGTCGGCAGCGTGGGCGTCGAGTCGTCGTCGTCGTACTCGACGAACCCGACCCGGCGGCCAAGTTTGAGCAGGATGTCCGCGAAGGTCTGCATCCAAAGCGCCCCGGCGTAGGGGATGTCGGCGCGGGCCGGTTGGAGGTTCTTTCACCGCCGGGGAGCGACACGATCAAGAGACGGGGCTGGCTACACGCCGAACCCCGCCCCGCTCAAGGGGTCAACGTGGGTTGAAGGCGTTGCCGAACAGGCCGCCGAGCAGCACCAACTGGAGGCCGACGCTGTTCGTGGTTCGCGCCTCAAGGGCCGTCGCCTGGACCGGGCGCAACTCGCCGTCCGTGTCGAGCGACGTGGTGCATTTCGCCAGATTGGGAGCGCCGCCGGTCGCGCCGGGGGCGACCAGAATCAGGCCGTCGCCGATCGCCACGTCCGTGGTGCCGTCCACCTTCGCGGACACCACGCCCGTGGCGACGGTGATCCAGCCCGCACGTCGCGGGTTCGACGCCGACACCGCGGCGTTGGCGTTCTCGCCGAGGTTCACGTCGCCCGGGTCGATCACGACGGCCTGCGGCATCCCGAGGATCGCCGCGGACGCGCCGTTTTCCGGCCACGCATAGCAATCGCCCATCCCGGCCGGATCGGCGATGAGATTCGTTCGCCCGGTGGTCCCGACGTAGGGATCCATGAGCACGATGTCGCCCGCCGCAAGGTCCGCCGTGCAGGCGGTCCGGCTCGCGGCGGTCGCGTTGATCGTCTTGCTCGTGTACCACACCTTTCGGACGTTCTGGGCGTACTGGTTGGGAACTGGCATGGGGACGCTTCTTTCTGTGCAAGGGCCGCGTCGGCGACCCGATGGGTGTGCGGGATCGGATCGCCTTACGAGCCGGCGACGTAGGAGCAGACGAGATTGGAACGCGGGCTCAGACATCGCATGTTGATGCTGGACCGCATCGGGATCGACACCATCGTCGGACGACTCGCCTCATACTGCGGGTCGTACTCCCGCATCCAGTTGCCCTTGTACGTCATGCCCTCCCAGGTCGTGAGGTTGAGCCCGTAGATCGGGAGGTACGAGAGCGTCTCGAGGAACGCGACCGACTCGGCCATCTCCGCCATGTCGAGCGCGTACTTCTTGAACTTGGTCGGGTTGCCGTTGTTGTTGTCCGGGCCCGCGTTCACATAGTCCTGGAAGCCCTGGTGCATGCTCGGCGGCATGTAGAGCGCAAACTTGGGCTCGTAGAACTGCCCGGCCTTTTGCTTGGGCGGCGGCTTGAACTTGCACTGGTCCATCTGCGAACGCAGCGTGCGGAACGTTTGATGCGTGAAGATACCGCCGTGCGATGCGTTGTTCGCCCGGATGTTGCGGTTCGCGGCGGCGCTCGCGTCGGGCGCCGTCAGGCCCGGCAGGTCCGAGCCCATCGTGGTCGTGCCCGAGCCGGTGAAGTTGCCGCGGAGCGTGTCACCGTTGAACCCGCCGACCAGATCGGGCGTGCCGGCGGAGTCGATGCGGCGGACGTAGTACGGGACGCCGCGGATGTGCGTGCGGTCCGTGTGGCTCAGAGGCTCGGTCCAGACCTGGTTCTCCCACTTCTCGTAGTTGCCCTTGTAGTGCTGGTCGAACCGGAAATCGACGTAATCCAGCAGCGCGTCTTCGCCCGACATCTTTTCGGTTTCGAGCTTGTCGAAGACGATGCGCTCGATGAACTCCAGATGCACCGTGTTCCAGCCGACGATGCCGTCCTGCACCTGGAAGCCGACCTGCCCGAACGCCTCGTGGGTCTGGGTGGCGCGGATGGTGCCGACGCCGACGCGGGTCGGAACGCCCTCGCCCGTGTTGTAGTCCTTCTTGCGGCTGCCGAAGAACGTCTCCAGGCCGGTGTAGTCGCGCAGATCCTGAGTCCGCGCGAGCATTCCGGCCTCACGGTTGGGCCGAGTCGAAATGAGGAAATCACCGAGGCTCTGCGGAACTGGCATGGCTCACCACTTTCGTGCTGGACCCCTGAGCGGTGAGTCGGTCAAAGACGGGACGATGCGAGATACGCCCGGGCCTTGGCCCTGGCGTCGTCGCGTGCTTCTGCGGTGGACTTGAACGGCTGACGCTCGCCGCCGGACGACGGCGGGATCGTGCGGGACGAGTCGCGGGCGCTCGCCTTGGGCGTGCTGGCCTTCTGGCGGGTCACGATGTAGGCCGCGCCCAACAACGCCTCCTCGGCCGTCAACGGCTGCTCGCCGGTGTACGGGGACGCCTCGATGCTCTGTTGGCGGAGTTGAATCGCCTGCCCGATGATCGCCGAGCGGGTGGCGTTGTGGGCCGGCGTGCGACCGTTGCCGACGCCGATCATGGCCGCGTACCCGTTGTCCTTGGCGATCTTGTCGAGGATGCCGTGGGTGCGCTCTTCCGCCCTCTGATTCTCGATCTCCGCCATCTGCTTGAAACGGCGGTCCGATTCCTGGTGCCCCTTGCGGAGCTCGGCGATCTCACGCTGCGCCTTGGCCGTCTGCAACATCGCGTCCTGCAGCGCATCGGCGGCCTCTTCGCCCGACGCATCACGCACCTTGTCGATGCGGGCCTGCTGCTCGGGCGTCAGGGACACCGACCCGCCCTCGTCCGCGGCCTTGGTATCCGTGTCGGCGCTGGCGTTGGTCGGCTGCGCCTGGTACGCGGGCTGTTGACGGACGCCGGCAAGGCGATTCACGCGGTCATACAGCGCGTCGTGGCTCGACGGCTGGGACGCCGGGTCGGACATCAACTCCGCCGCGGGCGTCTTCGTGGTCTCGGTGGTTGTCTCGGTCGGCGCGTCCGCTGCCGCGGGCGTCTGCTCTGTCGCACTCGTGTTGTCGTCGGGCATCTTGAGCGGTCCGGGACTCCTTGAGCGCAGAAGTCAACGCGCGGTCAAGGCGTACCGCCGTGAATAATTTGTTCATCCAGCTCCACTTCCGACTGATAGCGGTTGCCCGACCGGGCCATCGCCCTCACGAACGCCCGCTCCTCCATCCGACCGGCGAACTTCACGCCCTGGGGCGTGATGCACTGGGCCACTTCCGGCATGTCCCGCTGCGCCGCCGCCACGTTGTCCGGGTGGATGTACCACCGCCGGGACCACTGTTCGTCCCCGTGGAAGTACCGTTCGGGCGAGAACGCTGATGGAACGTGCGACCGGCTCCCGCCGCACTTCGGGCACGCGGGGTGCGGAGCCTTGATCGCGTGATGCACGTCGCGCTCGGTCTGGTTGCAGGTCTCACACCGCAGGTCGTACAGGGGCATTCGGCTCTCCTCGCGCGGGCTGTGGTTGGGGCTGGGCTGGTTGTGGTCGTGACGACGGGGGCGGAGTCGGTTCGGCCGGTTGCCCGATCGACGGTGGGCCGCCCTGCATCCTGCCCGGTGCCCGAGACGCCACAGCCTGCTGCGCCATGGGCAACATCTGCGTCGGGTCCAAGTCGCCCAACAAAGGCTCGTTGATCCGAACCGCGACCGTGCGGGCGATCTTGCCGAACATGGGTTGGGGCAAACCGGCCAACGGCATCAACTGCCCCAAAGCCGCGAAGAACTGCGACACCCGCTCGGGCGGGCTGATCGGGTCGGCGGTGAACACCTGCACGCTCTCATTGGCGATCTGGTCGCTGCCGGCCCGGATCTCCGGCGTGTTCTGGAGCGTCACGGACTCGCCGCCGGGCACCGCCACCACGAGATCCCCGCGGACCCGTGGGTCGTTCTGCGCGTACCAGGCGATGTCCTTGCACACGTCCAGCGCCAGTCGGTCCAGCGCCCAACGCATCTGCCCGGCCTGCACCGACAGGGCGTTGGCCCGGATGCTGTCGCCCGTGGCGGTCTTGCTGAAGTCCTTGCGGGTGCCCAGCGTCGGGGCCGCCGCGCTCGCCTTGGACACCAGGCCCGACACAAACTCGATGCTCGGCAGCATCTCGGCCAGGTCCGCCGAACCCGACCACCGGCTCACGCCGTCGGCGCGGCTGACGTTGATCCACTCCTCGTCGTCGGCGTCCTTGATCGCATCGGCCACGTCCTGCGACGCGCCCTCGAAGGTGTTGACCGACTTCAGGCGGTCGATCTTGTCGCGGAGCTTCTTCGTCGTCGTCTTGCTGAAGTCGTGCAGATCCACGAGCTTCCCGCCGTACCACCGCGGGATCACGCTTTTGGGCTGGGGAAAGAACGACACTTTGTGGTAGGGCGATCGAGCCCGCCCGTAGTGCCGGAACGGATCGCGGATCAGCCGCAACCCGCCGCCGCTGTCCCCGAGCGTGACGATCCACGTCGTGTCCGGCTCGTAGACGGCGATTTCCCACACGTCCACATACGCCAGCGTGTTCCAGATCGACAGATCCTCGGGCGTGGTTCGGCTCTCGGCCGGCGGCGTCATGCTCCCGCCGTAGTTCCCGGACACCACGCTGAGCCCCTGCACCACGTCCGGCATCGCCCCGGGCAGGGCCATGAACCGATCCCGCGACGTGCGATACCTGTGTCCCTCGAACATTGCCAGCCCGGGACGGGTGCCCGACAGGTCCACGACATAATCATCCAGGTCGATGATCGCCGCGTAGAAGTCGGCGTTGTTCTGGTCGTCGGGCCGCTCCACATGCGGCGGGAGATCCTGCAACGACGGGAGCCCGGTTTTGACGATCGCAAACGGTCCGGTCAGCGCCTCCATGACCGCGCCGCGCAGCGTGGCGACGAAATCAATCTCATCGAGCGTGTTGTTGACCACTTGCCCCTTGACCAGGGCAAGAATCTCGGCGTCCCGCGTCTTGGATTCGCAGACGTACCGCACCGACTGCGGCGCGAGCTGCTGGTACAGCGAATCCACCGATTCGGCGATCACGTTGTCGATGTCGGGCCCGCGGTCGTCGCCCTTGGGCAGCGACGGCCCGGCCATGCGCGACAACACCGACGCGCGGCGGTGGCGGACGTGCTGCAACCGCGTGTAGGCGTCGCGGACGGTAATGCCGAACTTGTGCCAGTCTCCGAAATCGCTGAGCACGTCGCGCCCTTGTCGGGCCGCGGCGACATCCGACCAACTCTATGCCCTCGACCCATCCGCGATCTTGTCGCACCACTCGGGCGAGTAGGGGGCCGGATTGCGCTTGGACGCCACCTTGGGCGGGCAGAACTTGATGCCGTGGCAGGCCAGCATCGACGCCCAGGCCCGGTCCGACACCGACGCCGCGCTCGTGCCCGTGCGATTGGACGGGATCGACGCCGGGGCGGCGTACCCCTCGGGGTGGATGATCCAGCCCTCGAGATCGTCCACCGCCTCCATCGCGGCCTCGGTGAATCGCTCGCCGATCACCGCGTCCCGGTATTCCGCCAGCAGCGCCAGCGACCCGGCCGCCGTCCACTGCCAGCCGTACTTGTCGTTGATCGTCTGCCCCTGCGCGTGACGGTACAGCGGCCCGTACCCCAGCCGAGACACCGCCGTCAGGAACCCCGCACCCGCGCCGGCGGCCTTGACGACCATGAAGGCGTTGCGGAACTCCATCGCCGCCATGATGCACTGCCGGGCGGCCATGTCCGGCGCCACCTTGGCGAATCGAGCGTCGGCCACCACCCGCCGCAGATGAGCGTCGGCAATGCAGACGTAGGTATCGTCGCCGGGCACGCCGAGCCCTGGAGCTACCGCCATGACGTAGGCGTGATCCACGGGCCGGCCGTCGTCGTCGATCTCCCCCCAGAACCTCCACGGGCCGTCGGCCTTGATCCGGTACGCGGACCTGTCCCGCTTGTGCAGCAGCCGGTCGGTCTCGGGCCCGAACCCGCGCACTGGCTCCAGGCGGAACGATTGCCGTGGCGCTCCGACCGACGCCACGGACATCCGAAGCGACTCGATCAACTCCGCGTCCGCCGCCGCCGCGGCCGAACTGCTCAGGTGCCACACCCCGTACCGCAGCGCATCCAGCGCGTGATCGTGCCCCTTCTTGGGCCGGTCGGTCAGCACGCCCGCCGTGGTCTTGTCCCAGACGTACATGCCCATCTCGTTCGCCAGGGCCGAGCACGACGGGTCGAACGTGATGCCCGGCGTCCCGTCCGACCGCACCCGCAGCAGATCGCGCACGCGCTGGATGCCCCCGAGCCTGTCCGTCTTGTCGGCGCCGTGGACGGTCATGCCGTCCTGCCGGAACGCTTCGATCAGCGCCGCCGCCGCCGAATCGACGATAATCTCGCACCGCGGGTAGTCTTTCGCCAGAGCCCGCACCGCGCCGATCTTGTCGTGTTCGATCATTGATGGCAGGTAGACCATGCCCGAGACGTGCCGGTGCCCGTCCTTGCCGACGTGCAGCCGCAGCGCCGCGAACTCGGCCGAATGCCCGTCGTCCACCGCGATGATCGTGCGACGCCACGGCCCCTCACGGGCCCGCATGTGGATCTCCCGATCGAACAAGTCGTAGATGACGCCCTCGGCTTGCACCCACTCGCCCAGGAGCATGCGCCGGCGATTCGCCCCGGTCATGCGTCCGAGCTTGTCGTTCAGATAGGTCAGCCCCGCCGGTGTCCAGTCGGTGCCGTCGTGGTAGATCGGGTTGTCCGCGTGCCTCGTGACCAGCCGCCGGAACTGCCCCGCGTTCGCCGCGACGTTCAGCCAGTGCGCCGGATCGCCCGGGTTCGTGTCGCAGATCAGTTGCGAGTACGGCATCTTGCCGTTTCGCAGCGTGCGCAGCAGCAGCTCGACCTGCTCCCGCGTGGTCTCGATCGCCTCGCCCACAAACACAATGTCGTACTCGGCCGAGAACGTGCGGCTGGGCCTGTCCAGGCCGACGCAGACGATCGACGACCCGTTTGCCAGGTTGTACGACTTGCGGTAGTCGCGGCTCGGACCATTCATCACGAGCGGATGGTCCAGGCCAAGGACGTAGTGCTCGAACGTCTTGAGGACCGATTCGGCCAATGACGCCTTGGTATCGCGGGTCAGGAGCGCCCGCATCCCCGGGTACTTCTCGGCCGCCGCGTAGATTTTCATCAGGCAGGCCGTCGTCTTGCCCGTGCCGGCCGGGCCCTCAATCAGGATCATCGGGTCACGGGCACGCCATAGCTCCGCCATCGCCCCGCGCGGCTCCCACACCTGCTCGGGCTTGATGCCGTCCGGCAGGTTCACAGATCCTCCATCGACACACCCTTGATGTACCGGACAAACGCCGGATGCCTCGCGTTGGGGTCGTGCGCCGCCAGCTCGATCAACAGGTGCTCGTCGGCCTGCCGAAGCCGCTCGATTGCCACGAGGACACCGGCGGTCCCGTTGGCGATGGACCCGAGCTTGGCGACCGAATCCACCGACTCGCGGACCTCGGGTCTGTTCATCAAATCCGAGACGGCGTTCGCGCACTTCTGCACCGCCGCGAACACCTGGATCTGTGTGTCCTCGTCGAGATGGGCCAGCCGCTGCGGGTATCGTCGCGCGATCGTCCGCAGCGGACCCAAGTCCTCCCCGACGCCCTTGAGCGGGTCGGTCATGGATGCCCCCAATCACACGCCGCGGTGGAACACGCCGAGCCCCTGCCCGCTTGACACGGCCGACGCGACGATGATCGACTTCGCGCCGAACCCGTCCCAGGAGATCGCCACCCCGCCGCAATCGGCGACTTCGCCGGTCTTCTGGGCGCCGGGCGTGCGCGAGTAGTCCGTGATCGTGCAGGTATCGACCCAGGTCAGGTCGCCCGCGTCCGAGATGCTTGCCGGGGGCGACAGGGCCGACGCCAGCAACCCGTCGGTCAGCGCGATCTGCCCGGCGCCGGCCGTCAGAGCGAGCACCATCGCGGGCTCGTAGCGGTACCCGATGACCGCCCCGCCGCTGGTCAGGCGCTCGTACTCGTGCCACACGTTGACGGTGCAGGTCTTCCCGTCGGCGCCGGCGGGGTCGGCGAGACAGAACACCAGCTCATCGACGTTGTAGACGCCGCGTGGGATCCGCAGCGACTGCCCGGCCGTCAGGGACGCGGGTGTGTCGTGCGACGAGCGCAGCGACGACAGCGCCGGGATCGTGCTCGTGCTGGTGATCCACCCGGCGAACGACTGTGGCACCTGAGAGGTGGCGATGGAGGTGGGCGGGACGTGCAGACCGCGAGCGGGCATGGGCGGACCCCTGCCCCGCGCTCGGACATCCCGCGAGTACGATAGGCCATGACCCCGACCTGGCTCGACCCCGACACGACGGACGCGCTCTCCGGGTTGGCGTCGCGGGGCCACGGCGGGTTCGCGGCACAATTGCCCGGGCGTTGGCGTGCGGCCATGCAGGCTCAGGCCGCGCATGCCGTCGGGGTCTACCGATTTGCGTCGGCGCAGCCCGTCTGCGTGCTTGTGGTGTGGAGCTCGCTGCTGCTCCGGGCCGATTTGGACGGGTCCGGCGCCGTCGCCCGCACCCGCGAGCACCGCACGGGCTGGGTGATCCCCGCCGCCGGCCGCATCGACACGGCGTCGCTGGTCGGCCTGGACTGGATCACTCCGGCACCGACCACAACGACGACAGCCCAGCCCGCATCGCAATCCGAGCCAGCTCCACGCGCTGGCCGCCGGCGGACGGGCAGGACACCCGCAGCGACACCACCAGACCGCGACGCACCCTCCCCACACGCTGCCGACTGACACCAAGGGCCGTGCCGATCTCGTCGTCGGTCATCGCCAGGCCCACCATGCGGAGTACCTGCACGGCGTCCTCGTCGAGCCCCGCGACGGCATCGCGGGCACGCTGGCGGCGAGCACGCACCAGCGAGTCGTACGGCGGCGGGTCGATCGGCCGTGCCCGCACCATCAGGCGGGCGTCCCGAGCGTTCGAGTGGGCTTGGGCGCGGCCTTCGACTTCGCGTCGCGCCGCATGTGACGCAGACCGGCCTCGGACAGCCGCACCACCCCGAGCTGTTGGTCGCGCGGGGTTTCGAGATCCACCAGGCCGGCCTCGGCGATCGCAAATAGCGCGTCGGGCATGTTGACCGGCTCGGGGGTGCAGAGTTCCGCGCGCTTGGGGGGCAGGCCGCGGACGTGCTCTGGATACCGCTCACGCACCGCCGCGTACAGCCGTGTCTCCGCGATCGGCTCGTCCTGCTCTGACAGGATCGACAGCATCAACTCTTGCAGCGGGACGAGGCGGAACGTCGTGGACATGGCGCTGACTCCTTGGCGTCCGTGAGCGGGGCGGGCGGGGCGCGACGCCCCAGAACCCCGGGCAATAGTACCCGTTGCAACAGCGACCGGCGAAACGTTCATTGATTTCGGCCGTGTGCTTGCGTATCGAAGCCACAAACGCCAGCAAGACGGTCGGCCTAGGTGCCTTGGCGTTCGTCGTGCCCCGGCATCACCTTCCGAACGACGCACTCAATCGAGTATTCGCCCTGGGCGTGAACGTCGTCGGGCACCATGATCCACCCGTCGCACACGTCGCGGACGTACACCAGCGAGTACGACCGCGGCATCAGGGCAGACTCGATCTCCTGAAGCAGCGCCGCCGGCGTATAGAACCGCTTGTGGTCCTTGTTCCACCGGGAAGGCAACCCGCGCTTGCGCTCGTACAGATGGCGATGCGGCACGCACACGACGAGATGCCCGCCAGCCCGCAGGATCCGAAACCAGTTGTGGATGGCCTCGATCGGATCCCACAGATGCTCCAGAATGTGCGAGGCGTAGACGTAGTTGAACGTGTCGGCGCCGTAGGCGCCCATCGTGGTGGCATCGCATATGTCGGCATCGTGCGCCACGGCGTCCGGGTGGATCAGGTCCTGGCCGGATGTCAGGCGCCCGCATCCGATGTCGATGCCAGTGTGGCGGATAAATCGGTCGAAGAACCCTTCACGGACGCGGCGTGCGTGCGCCTTGCTGGTTTCCACTCGATGTCCTTCGGTTCGCTACCGCCTGCGCGGCGGGGTCTTTCGTCGCTTGCCTCTCCGGATCGGCGTGCCGGGGGTAAATGTACCAGAGACTACGCTGGCATCGTCTCCGTACCAACGATCCGCCGCAGCCTTAGCGGATGTGCGGCTGTGAAAGATTTGCCAGTGCCCATCACTATCGACGTATGGCCGATTGAGTCGGCTCGACCACACCGCCCACGCCCTCACCGCCTTCGGTTGCTTGGTCATGCTACTCCTTCCCCGCGCCGTCGCGGGTGATGGTCGCCAGGGCCTTCTCTACGTCGTCCACGCCACGCGCGAGGATGTAGACGCCACCGGCCCGCTCGAACTCCTGCTGGAACGCGATCTGTTCAGCCGACTGAACCGAGCCACCGTGACCACCACGGGGTCCGAGCGGCTTCTTGCACTCAATGCCGATAGCCCGGCCGTGGTAAACGCCGATCAAATCAGGCGAACCCGGCAGGCCAAAGAACATCGGACGCGGCTTGCCGCCCTTGCCGGGCACCATGACGGTGCGGGACTGGTTGCGCCATACAAACCCGCCACGCAGAAGCACGAAACGCTGGCACGCGGCCTGAACTTGGTTCTCGACTGTTCCCATTTACTGCTCTCCCTCTCGCTCGACGCGGGCACCTTTGGCGCGGCTGTTCATTGCTGTGTCTCCATGAAAGCCCTCACGAACTCTGCGGCAACTTGCGGGACGATGGCGTTGCCATAACCGCGGAGTCGCACCACTCGGGCGGGAACCCCATAAGCCAGCGGGCTAATGCTGGGTTCAATACGCCTCGTTTTTCCGTCGCCGCAGAGGATTGTGGTGTACTCATCCCAGCCAACAACGCATGTTCCGACAGTTGCCCCACGCGCTGCCCCGGCTTCGACGACCCCTTGTGATCCGTCGCTCCTGGGCTCGCCCAGCCCGCAAGGGCCGCGACCGCTGGTAGCGTAAGTCCCGCCCCGTTCCCGTTGCCATGCTTCGCTTTCAGGCGATCTCGCCTTGCTTGGTTCTCCCCCGGGCATTGCCCATCGTTTAGCAAGGAGTGGCTTGGAGTAGGCCACCCAGTAGAGCCTTTGCCTGATGTGCGGCGAGCCGACGCCCGCAGCGCACAGATCGGAACACCCGACTTCATATCCCAGTGCTTCCAAGTCAGCCCGTACTCCGGCGAGCCATTCACGTCCATCTTTGCTCGCAACCTGCTCTCCAAACACGCCTGGAGGCTTGAACTCGGCGATGAGCCTGAGCATGTCGGGCCAAAGGTGTCGGTCGTCGGCTGTTCCCTTCCGCTTGCCTGCTGCCGAGAACGGCTGGCACGGGCAAGATCCTGTCCAAACAGGCCGGTCGTCGGGCCAACCCGCGAGTCGAAGGGCGTAGGACCATCCGCCGATTCCGGCGAATAGGTGAACCTGGGTGTGCGATCGGAGATCATCGGGCGTGAGATCCTTGATGCTCTTGGTGTTGACGGTGCCAGCGGCGATGAGTTGTCGGCGTTCGAGTTCGGTGAGCCATACGGCGGTCTTTGTGTCCCACTCGTTGTAGAAGGCGGTCACTTCGCCTCCTTGCTCGCGGGCGTGCAGCGGGTGAGGGCTGCAATCGCCGATGGTGCCCACAGGATCGCCAGCGTGTCACGGGCAATGTGCTGCAACGACTCGATGGTTTCCAAGCGGAGTCCGTGCGACGCCGGCCACGCGATCTGGTTCAGTGCGCCACGAACGCGGACCACTTCCTTTCGGGCTTCATCGCGGTCCCGCTCGGCCTTATGTGTCAGCGCCCGCTGCGCGTCGAGCATCGCCGCGTAATCGGCGTAGCGGACGTATCGACCGTCGGCGTCGGCGACAATCGCATCTTCGTGGACGGGCTCGTACCTATTGGGTCCGATCATGCCTTCTCCTTCGCCGCCTCGGCGGCTTCGCTTGTTGAGTAGCAGGATTTCACGCCAGCGTTCGGGCTGAAAATCATCGCCGGAACGTTTGGGTCTGGGAAATACGCTTGGGGCTCACAACCCATCCGGCCCTCGATGATGATGTTGCCGTCGATCCAAAATGCTGGAGACGCCCCTTCGCCAACTACACACCCATCAGCCGTGATCGGCAGCGTGCCCAGCACATTCCGCACCACGCCGCGATCGTCGATGACGTGGCCTTCGGGGGCCTTGCGGGCTTCGACGAGGGCGGCGGTGATGATCGGCGCGAGTCTGCCACGCTCCCAGACGAACGTCCCGTCGTCATATTGGATGCCGTCGGCTTCCATGAGTCGGGCAACCACGTCATTTGCTGCCCTCGCCGCGTCGAAGTGGTTAGGCGTTGCCGACGTGTGTTTGCCGCTCATGCTGAGTGTCTCCTGTCAAAGTTCTCGATCGCAAGCCGCAAGCACTCGATTCCGCGAACCACCGACGCCGGGGTAGACGCTGGCAGGATCGCCTCGGCCAGCGCCCGCGCCGCGCTGCGGATCCCAGCGTTCTCGTCCAGAATCGACAGCAGGTATTTCTCGCGGTCGGTGTAGCCTGTGATCATTGGTGGCTTCGATGCCTTGCTCATGCTCGCGTCTCATGTTCGATCTTCTCGCGGGTCAGGAATAACGGGGCCTCGGCTTCCGAGTCCGCGATCCGCTTCCTGGCGAGTTCGGCGTACTGCGGGTTCAACTCGCATCCGACGCCGTGCCGTCCGAGTTCGCGGGCGACCGCAATGGTTGTACCGCTGCCCAGGAACGGATCCAGCACGACGCACGGCACGGGCTCGCCCGCGTTGCACTCGCACCCGGGCTTCCACCCGACCGTCCGCGTCGCGATGCCGGCAACAGAGTTGGCGCATGAATTGCCCGTGCCGTCCGCGCCGTCTCGCTTCGTGTAGTCGTTGGGCCGTTCGCGAGTGATCTTCTCGCGTTCGACCAGGCGAGTCCACGGCGCACCACACGCCGGGCAGCATCCACGCTCCGAGGTGCCCGCTTTGATCGCTCGGCGAGGAATCTCGGTGGGGAAGCACGCGAAATGCGCCTCGCTGTACGGCTCCGATGACAGACGCCACACGTTGCGTTGGTTCCGCGTCACGGTCGCGTGCCACGTCGCGGCCTGAAAGCTCGTGTTGGCTTTGATGAGGTCGATGCCCTCAACCGTCTTCGGGCCCGGGATCGGCGCCGGACCGCACGAATGCGTGTTGCTGTCCTCGGTTGATTCCTTCACGGCTTCGGCGTCGTAGAAGTACGATGGCGATCGGCTCATCAGGAATATCGGCTCCCACGCCGTCGTCGGCCGGTCGGTCGCGCTCTCCGGCATCGGCGATCGCTTGTGCCACACGATGACGCTCCGAATCCACCAACCATCGGCCTGCAGCGCGAGTGCCACGCGCCACGGCATCATCATCAGGTCTTTGGGTTTGCCCGCGGCGTCGACCACTCGAGCCGCGCCGTTCTCTGTCTCGGTCCATCCCCCGTGCTCGGCTGTCGCCGACGGCTTGCGTTTGTACCGCTTCACCATCGACGCTTCCTGAGTGGCCTTGCCGCCTTGGAGCGTGCTCGACGGGCCGTTCGGATTGCCACCTCGCCCGCCGGCGTTGTACGAATCCCCGATGTTGAGCCAGAGCGTGCCATCATCGCGAAGCACGCGGCCCACCTCGCGCATGACCTCGACCATCTTCGCGATGTACGCTTCGGGCGTGGCCTCGAGCCCGATTTGCCCGTCAACGCCGTAATCACGCAGAGCCCAATAGGGCGGGCTGGTGACGCAGCAATGCACACTCGCGGCCGGCAACGATCGCAGGCCGTCGATGACGTCGCCGACCAGCACGCGGACGGGTTGCGCCAGGATCTTCATGTCTGGGGTCGTCGTCACGCTGCGCCCCCGTGCTTGTCGATGAAGTCCTTTGCCCGGTTGACCTTGATCATCAGCTCGGTCGATCCGCCGGCGTCGGGGTGGGCCTTGCGGCTTGCCGCGCGGTATAGATCAGTGAGCGGGTATGCGTGTGCGTTGAGCGCGTCGGGGTGCATCGCCACCCGAGCGAGATACCGCATCGCGTCCTCCACGCTCGCCCACTCCGCCGCCGCGATCGCCGACGCGCCTGCTGGCAGCGCCGCGAACCCCCGGTACGCCTCGCCGCCGGTGCCCACACCCCACTCCTCGATCGCTAACCGCGTCCGTTGCAGCCACAGGCCGATCGCTCGCAGGTTCGCTTCCCACGAGTCAAATGCGTTGCACTCGTAGCGCAGCGGGCCGTGCTTGCTCTGGAAGAACAGCCGAACGTCGTGATGCGCCGGAAATGTCCCGCCACGGGGCCAACCGTCATTGCGGATTTGCGTTCGCTGGTGCCCGCTCTCGATCACGATGTCGGTGGCCTTGAGCAGCGACAGTTCGCGCTCCAGGTCGTCCAGGCCCGTGCGCGCCTTGAACGGGCTGCGGAGATAGTGCTGTCGCCCGATCGGGCACTTCACGCGGTCGGCCATCGGCTGGAATCGCACGTCGAGCATCTGGTCACTCCTGAGTCTCAAGCCCGCCGCCCGGGTCTCCCCGGGTGGCGAGTCCACCACACCACCACACCCCGACTACGTTCGCTTTCGACTCCGGTACTCCTTCGCAATCTTGCGATGCAAGGCAAACATCTTCGCCCGTTCGCGGATCGCTTCCTGCTTCGACCCGACTTTCCGGGCGCACTGCCACCGACCAGACAGGTCGAAGCCGAACACCGACCATGTGTCGTCGCGGTCTAGATTCGGCACAGCCAGCAAGACGTACCCAACCGCCGACACGATCTTGAGCTTCTTCATCTGTCATCACTCCTTCGAGCCACATACACCCGCGCCGGCCGGTTGCTCGGCGTCGGCCGCGTCCGACCATTGACCTCGATCAGCGGGCCGCCCGGGCGCCGCGGGTCGGCCAGGGCGTGGAACCGTCCGCACATGGATTGCAGCGACAGCCCGAGCGCCGCCGCGGCTTCGTGCTGCGTCGATCCCTTCTCGCCGCACTGGCGCAGGTACGCGAGCACCTGGGCCTCCTGGGCTTGAACGTGGGGCGCGATCGCCGTCGCGGCCTGGCGGCTGGTGTCGGTGCGGTTGTGCGGTGCGGTCGTCGCGGGCCGGCCCATGACCTCGCGGGCCTTGGCGACGTCGAAGCCCTTGCCGACGCCTTGGAACAGCGGGCCGAAGTTGGTGCGTTGTGTGCTCACTGTTCACCCTCCGCCTCTGCTGATTTCCACTGCCGGAATCCTTCGGGCCAGTCCATTTCACCCCAAGAAGACCCGACACCGAAGTCGGCAATCGGGAAGTAGCAGACGTCTCTCTTGCAGGCTGCGCAGCCTTCGTCTGAGTCGCTCTCGCAGCGGCCAAACTCTTGTTCAATTGCGTCGTAGATGTCGTCTAGGTGATCCAGCAGCAGCTCGCCTTTTCCCCAGTTAGACAGTTGCCATCTAGAGTCAATCCTGACGACGTAGTAATTCGGCCGCGTCGTCGTGGGCTCTAAAACGAGCAGGCGACGCCCGTTTCCGAAAATTGAGTGTGCCAACCGTGGCGTGATTCGGTGCGGCTTTCCCCACAGATACTCCGTGCGTCGGCGTTCGACGACATCGCGCAGGCGACGCATGAACCGCCGATCGTGCAGAGTCAACTCGTAATACAGACGCATGCCGCTGAGTGCTGTGCTCACGCCGCACCTCCTGCCTGTTCAGCCTGCCCCGGCATGCGCGCCATGTGTTCTGCCATCAACCGATACGCATTGGCGTGAACCCACTCAGCCCAGAACGCGTTGAAACGCAAAATCGCTTCCGAGGGCGGGCATTCGTACAGGCGATACGTTGCCGACGCGAACGGGTGGCCCCATCTCCGACCGGTCTTCGGGTCTCGGCCGTCGATGAAGCCAGTCGGCCCCGGCGGGCCGTGCATGATGTAACAGTGAACCGACTCGTTGGGCTTGGGCGAGTCCGCGAGCTGGTCCAGCGCGTCCACCTTGCCGTCTTTGTCCACGACTACGCGGAGCATGAGGGGTGCGCGTTGAAGTGAAAGCACTGTGCCCGCCGCCGGTCCGTCGATGAACTTCGTCGTCATGTTGCCGCCTCCTGCGCCCTCGCCTGTTCCTCGTGCCGCTGCCACGCCGTCTTGCGCATTTGCTTCACCAGCCACGCCGCCGGGTTATCGAGCGTGTGGCGGCTGGCTTTGGCCTCACGCATCAGCCTCGCGACGTCTTCGCTGAGCAATGGCGAATCCGCGAACTCCCGCACCGCGTCCTCCGTGAGCCACGGCTTTCCGTCGGGCAACCAGTCGGGCTTGCGTCGCAGGTATTCGGCATTGCTCTGCACCGTGTCAGGCGCCAGCCCAGCAGCAGGAGCAGCACGGCTTTCGCTCTTGCTCCTGCTGCTGTTCTTTTCTTCTCTTCTCTTCTCTTCCTCTGGTGCGCCTTTCGTCACGGTGCCAGCGTGACGCGAGCGTGACGGGTTATGCGAATCTCTTTCACGCTTGCGTGACGCTCTTCGCGCGGCCGTCGCGCGGCCCTTGGCGGTGCTCCCGTTGTGGGCGCCGTAGGCCGGCAGCACCACACCATCGGCGTCGCACTTGGCCCAGCCAACCCGCTCCATTGCCGCGCACAGGCCCGGCACGCCCGCGATCTGGTCGAGCACCGCGTAGGTGTACCCGGGCAGCCTGCCGTTGCTGCTGTGCGTGTCGGCGATCGCCCAGACGGCGAAGCACGCGCCGCAGACGGCCGAAGGGTGAACGCCGAGCGCGACCGACACCCGAATGACCTTCGGGCTCGTCAGTAGGCAGGTTCGCATTTTGATCCACGAGTCAGACACTGTGAAAAGCCTCCGTGCTTGAAAACCCCGCTCGCGCGTTGGCGCGGGCGGGATGGGTTACGCTCGCTTCCTGTTGACGACTCGTTGCCCCGGCTTGCGGATCAGCGTCGGGAACGCCTCCGTGCCCCCGGAGTACCGCAGCGATTTCACGGTTTGGCCGGTCACGTGCGCGTTCCACGCCTTGAACAGCACCGCGAGGCGGTCCGGCTTGGTTCGGAAGTCGGCGGGAAGCGGGAACGTCTTGCACTTCTCGCGGAACGCCCAGACCGCCGAGTGTTGAACCAGCATTTCACCCGTCGCCAGCGGCTCCACGAACGACTGCATGACGTCGGGGAAGCCGCTGTTGACCTGGAGCACCAGCGCCACAAGGTGGCTGATGGTGACGCCGTGGCCGGTCTTGAACATGCCGCGTATCTGCTCCGTGATCTTCACGATGACCGGATGCTTGGCGATGAACGCGGACACCGTCTCGTTCGTCACCGCGCGCTGGTACGCCGTGCTGTAACGCCCATCGACGCAGCTCAGGCAAATAACGCACGCGGCCGATGCCGCCGAACGAACGGCCATCGGCATCTCCCGGTCCCCCACCGTAATCGAGACGACGTCGGCTGCCGATCGCGTGCGGCCGGTGTCGATCGTCGTGAACGTGCTGGCGTCGCGAACGTGAGCGACGGCCATCTCGACCGCTTCGTTGGCCTCGACCACCATCCAGAGGCGATGTTGGCCGTCGAGCACCTTGCCATCGCACAGGATGATCGTCTCGCCGTTGGTGCGGAACTTGCCCGCCTTCAACTGGCTCACCAGATTGTTCACGTGCCGCTGATTAAGCGGCCGCTGAAACTGCGTGTTTTCCAGCCATTTCACTGCCAACGCGGGTGTGACGTTGATTACTTCGAGACTCTTGATGTTGCCCATCGGTGCGTTCTCCAGGTGCTTGATCAGTCGAAATGGCCGGCCTGGGCTTTGAACCCGAGGACCGCTTGGCAACGGGAGACGGTTCAGGTCATCGCCGCCGACGCCGCCGGCCGGTTGTCACTGCATCCACGCCACGCAGCCACCCGTCGAGCAACGCCCGTGCATGTGGCCGTTGTAACCAGCGACCGAATAGTGCAAGGTGCCCGTCTTGCACACGGGGCACGGGATCGATCCCGTGCCGCCCTTGCCCTTGCCAAAGCCCTTGGCCTTCGCGTCCTGACCAGCAGCAGCAAGGCCGGATTTCAGACGCTCAAACGAGGCGTTGGACTCGGCGACTTCGGCCGCGACTTCCTCGGGCGTCGGGAAATGCCGCTTCTCGCACGGCACGCCCTCACCTTCGCGGAAGCACGGGTAACGGTCAAAGCCCTTGCGGCCCGGATCGGTGGACTTTACCGTGAGGTACACGACGCCCGCGTCACACGCGCGAGTCTTCTCGTCGTCTCTCATGCCCGGACCGCACAACCCGTTGTAGTGCGTGCATACGCGGGCGATTTGTTCTGCCAAAGTCTTCATGCTGTTCTCCTTGCATCTGAAATGGCCGGCCTGGGCTTTGAACCCGAGGACCGCTTGGCAACGGGAGACGGTCAAGTCATCGCCGCCAACGCCGCCGGCCTGGTGTCACTGCCACGGCGGAACCGCGTCCGCGTCGCCCGTGCTCTTGCCCCGCTTCGCCCCGGCGGAGCCCGTCGCGCCGGTGCCGGGTGACCCATGGGCGCTCGCCGCAGCGTCCAGCCGGTCCTGGGGAGTGAGCCCAGGGGTTGCGGCCGGGGTCTGCGCTGCGGTCGTCGAGCCGGCCTGTGACGGGACAGGCGCGGCCGGGTCCGCTGGGGAGGTATTCGCGGTCGATGCGACGGCAGCGTTCATGGCCGCGGCCGTGGGGCCATTGCGGAGTGTGTCGGGGAACGCCTCGTCGATTCCGACCGTTCCGTCCTTGATCCCGGTGGCGATGCCCCGGAGTGTCGCCAAATGGTCGAGCGTGATGTCTTGCTCGCCCGCGACGTTGATGGTGGCGAACAGTCGCGCGGGCGGGATTCCCGCTTTGGTGAAGTAGTCGATGAGTGCCTTGCGCCGGGCAGCGAGCGTCTTTTCGGTGCCGATCGACACCCGACGCGCCTCCTCCATGATCGGATCAACGTAAGCCCGCGGCACGACGGCGAAGATCGCGTTGCGGCGGGCAATGCTGATCGCGGCCATTGCCGTGACGCCGATCATGTCCTCGCTGTACCGCCGGTTTCCTTTGGTCGTGATCCGACGGCGGACCTCGACGCTCTGACCTTGGTTCCTCTCTAGGTCAAGGCACATCGCCCGCGCGACGAGGGCCGTTTCCCCGACCTCGACGATCCTCGCGTCCACACGGATATTTCCCCAGGCGCTGGCAACGATTTCCGCGAGCCTCACCGATGGTCCGTCCACCGTCTTTCCATCGCGCGGAAGGGCGTACATGCAGCTCGCGGCCACATCCTCGGTCAGAGTCGCCATTTCGGTAGCGGCCTGCGTGAACTGGCGGATGGAACGCGGGTACTTCTTGGCCGTCGCAATCTGCACGTCGATCTCAGCCCGCGTCAGGGCCTCAATGACGTGCGACGGGCCGAGCAGATCCTTCGACAGAAGCTCGTCGAGCCCGGACGACGCGGACCGTTCTCCGGTGTCGGCCTGTGTATGGAACACCCCATTCGTCTGTGCCTGTGTCACTGCACACCTCCCTCATCCCCCGCGACCTCACCATCGACGATCGTGATGCCCACCTTCTCGCCGTTGGTGACTCGCTCGATCCACACCTGCAACCCGGCGGCCGTCGCGGCCTCCTCGAGCGCCGTCAGGTTCGCGCCGTCGAGCGCCGAGCCCTCGCGTACCAGCGCGACCTTGAGTTTCGGCGACACGGCCGCCGCGAGCGCCACGCTCGCCCGGATCTGCGCGGCCCAGTTCGCTTGCCCGATCGGCACGCCGTTGAGCGTCACGCCGTCGTCGGTGAGCCCGATGCCCGGGATCGGCAGGGGAGAGTTGGTCAGGGCGTCGGCCTTGGCGATCGCGGCCTCTTCGATCCGCCGCTCGGCCGCCGCGTGCTTCGCCCGCACGTCGGCGAGTTGCGCGGCCAGTCGCTTGCGGTTCGCTCGGTCCCGGATCTGGCGGTTCGTGCCCTCGATGCCGGTGAGCTGATCCTGCATCGCCCGGATGTCCGGGTCCGCCAAGGCTTCGATCTTCTCGGCCCACTGTTCGACGATCGCGTCCAAGTTCTCGGCGTTGGTCCGGGCCGCGCCCAACTGCTGCTCCAACTCGGCCACCCGTTGCACGGCCTTGGCGTGCTCGGCCTTCTTCTCCGCGTACCACGTCCGGGCCTTCTTGTTCTCGGCGATCCGGTCGTTCGCGTCCCGGATCTCCGCGATCAAGTCGGCGCTGTTGACTTCTTCCGTCGGGCCCGGCGTGTCGGGCAGCGCCGCCACCTGCGCCGCCAACTGGTTGACCTGACGGCCAAGGTCGGTCCGCTCAACCTTGGCGGCGTTCGCCGCGTCGTCAATCGACGCGATTGTGCCCCGGATCCCCGCCGCGTTGATGAGCGTTTCCCTCTGCTCGGCGGGCTTGGCTCGCACGAACGCCAGCGGATCAAACGCGATCGACGAGTAGAGCGCGTCGAGAATCGCCTGTGGGGACTTCTGCGGAACCCCGTCCCGCGTCGTCACGTCCAGCGTCATCGACCCGGCCTTGGTCTGGGTGCGACGGATCCGCAGGTCGCCCAGGTCGGCCACAACCTCGGCCTTGGCGTTCCCCTTGCGGACCGGCGTTTCCGGGGCAAACTTCGCCCCGCCAATCGCCCACTGAATCGCGTCCACGACGGACGACTTCCCGGCCCCGTTGCGCCCGGTGATCTCGACGATCATCCCGCCGGGCTTGATGTTGACGTGACGCACGCCCTTGAACGACGACACTTCCAGACTTTCAACCTTCATCGCGCATCCTCCTCAGATTGACCACACCAGACGATCAGAACTCGCCGTCCGACCACCGTTGCAGGTACCCGGTCGATGCTTCCAGGTCCACGATCTCGTCCGAGTACGCGGGCCACTGGTTGCTGTCGATGCACCGCTTCAAGGCGTGCAACCACTCGCGGACCCGCGTCATCCCGACGCCGAACGTCGCTTCGCCCACCCGGTAGACCGCGACCGCGTGCGCCGGCTCGGCCGCGCCGGGCACACAGATACGGGCCTCGCTCTCGACGCAGACCAGAACGTGCGTCTCGTTCTCGATGCCCAGGGCCTCCGCCCCGATGCCGTAGAACGCCGCGGCCGTGTCGTACCCACGCTGCTCCAGGGCCTTGGCCATCGCCCGCTCACCGGCGGACTCGCACGTCTTCAGATCGACCCGGACGCTCAGCCCCCCAACGTCGGGCCGGCGGGCATCGACGCGACCCTTGCACCGGAGCCCGGTGATCGGGCACACCCAGACCATCGTGACCTCGTTGGTTCCGGGCGCGGCCAGGATCGCACCGGCCATCGGATGCGACCGGACGGCGGCGGCCATGCCCCGCAACCGCGTGAGCTCGTCGTCGGACAGGATCATCTTGCCCGGGTGCGCGGCCGCGTACTCGGCCCACGCTTTCGTCTCGGACCCGTAGGCGTTCCCGGTCTTGGGGTTGATCGGGGCTGGCACCACGCTCGCGGCGAACCGCTCGGGCTCGAACATCATCGCATGTTCGGCCGTGCCCAATCGCATCGCGTCCGACTCGGCACGCTCGGGGTGATCGTGCTCGTGCAGGTAGTGCGCCGGACTCGTCGCCATGTGTTTCAGGGTCGAGTGATTGACGGCGCGGATGGTCCGGTAGATTTCGAACGACACCCCCTCGTAGATGCCCGGGCGTGGCTCGGTCGGATCGAGCATCGACGCAGGAAACACGGTCTGAGTCTCGGTCAGCATGATGATCCTCCAATCGGGCTCCGCGCCGTCTCCGACGCGAGCCCGCCACAACCACCCGGACGCTCAACCCCACGAGCCCGTGACCCACCGCCATTCCCAGCACCAGCCGTTCCACACCAGCACCCAGTTCGGGCCGGGAGCCCGATACCCGGGCGTGCCCATCGGCCCGCCGAAGTCGGCGGCCTGGGCGGGCGCGATCGCCACCAACCCGGCGATGCCGATCAGCACCGCGACGATCAGCAGCACGCGCACGATCCAATCACGTTCGGCCGCCTCGTCTCGCGGCGTCGCGGGCTCGTGCGCGGGCTCGGCCCACTGGCGTTCCAGGCGCTGGTACTCGCGTGCGGCCTCGACCATTTCGCGGTTTTCGGGCACCTGACATCACTCCTCCGCGTTGGTCTTGCCCGCCACGATTGCCGCCATGTCGTCATGCGTGAGCCGTTGCATCGGTGCGTTCCTTTCGTGTTGGGGCTTTCGCCCGTGCCTGTGATCGTGCCTTCTGTGCGTCCAGCCGGATCTGATCCGGGCTCAGGTGCGCCCGCACCTTCCGCGGACTCTCGACCTCGAGCGCCGCGAGCCCGAGCGAGTTGTCGAAGTCGGCAAGCGTCTCGGCGATCGGGTCCAGATGGGCCCGCAGAACGAACTCGTTGATCCCGCCCCGCGTCTCGATGACGTGCCGGGCCTCCACGCACGCCTGCTGGATGACCTCCAGCAGCTCGTACACGGCGTTCGCGTGGATGGGCAGGGGAGGGGGCATCGGAAACCCGCCGCGCGATTGTCTCGACCGCGCGACGGGGAGGAGAGAGAGACACACCCGCCCGGCGGCGGTCTGTCCGCCGAGCGAGTCTCGGGAGAACAATCGGGCCCGACCGGCGTTGACCGATCGGCCCGGCCACAACAAACGGCCGCGCCCCGACTGTGGAGCGCAGCCGCAACAGGGGGGCTAGCCGTCGTCGCGGTCGGGCGTGACGTGCCGCTCGTGAACGACCTCCTCGATCTGCGTGCGGTCGGCGTACGAGACAAAATCGTACACGTCGAACTGTGCGTTCAGCGCCGCCAGCACCCGCTCGACGACGACCGGCACGATGCCATGCCGCATCAGCTCGTTGGCGACCCGAGTCAGCGTCTCCTCGCACCACGGGCGGGGCATACGGATTTCTTGGCACTCAAAGCCGGCCTTGACGTTGATGGATGGGTCCGCCGCGACGTGCTCGCCGGCGATGCGGCACGGGCCGATCGGGACGCGCATGCTGGGCAGCGTGTGGTCGCCCCACGCGAGATTGCGGCACAGGTCGAGGATGCGCCGCCGCGCGACATCAGAATCCATGTCTTCGACGGCACGGCGGAGCGCCCGGTCGCCCTGGGCGTTCAGGCGGGAGACGGTCGCGGCCCCGGTCCGGCGGACCTGCTCGTCCTGCTCGGCCGCGATGCTCGGGTCGGTGGCGGCGATCGCCGTCGCCAGTTCGTTCGCCGAGGCGGCCTCGCTCCGATCCCGCAGCGTCGCTGGCGTCTGCACGGTCCCGGCGGTGATGCGTTGCAGGTGGGCGTTTGACAGGGGAACAAACCCGCTGGTGGCGGCCCGTTCATCGAACGTCGTCATGTGGTCCTCCTTCGAGAGTGGGGTTGTCACTTGCCGCCCCCTTCCTGCTGCGGCACGACGCGGCGGGCGTCATGACGAACGGCGCGGGCCGTCCGTCGGGCATGCAGGGCGTGACGGTGACGGATGTCACGCAGCACCCCCCTTTGTCGCCGCTGCGAGGATCTCATCTGCATCACGTGTAATTCTGTCGTCGGCCTCGACGAGCACGCCATTTTCGGCGCGGTACCAAGTGTTGCTCTTGATGCCATTGACGCCGACGAGGCCGACGACCCAACGTTCGGGCCCTTCGCCGGGCCCGCGCTCTAGCAGGACGATGATGCCGTTGTTGCCGGCGCG